GCAGTCAAGGAGCAACAGGAGCTCAAGGAACAACAGGTACTCAAGGAGCAACAGGAGCTCAAGGAGTACAAGGCGCAACAGGCAGTCAAGGAGCAACAGGTGAAACAGGAGCACAAGGAACAACAGGTGAAACAGGAGCTCAAGGAACAACAGGCAGTCAAGGAGCAACAGGAGCTCAAGGAGCAACAGGAGCTCAAGGAACAACAGGTTCTCAAGGAACAACAGGTTCTCAAGGAACAACAGGTAGTCAAGGAGCAATAGGAGCTCAAGGAGCAACAGGTAGTCAAGGAACAACAGGTAGTCAAGGAGCAACAGGAGCACAAGGAGCAATAGGAGCTCAAGGAGCAACAGGTAGTCAAGGAGCACAAGGAACAACAGGTAGTCAAGGAACAACAGGAGCACAAGGAACAACAGGCACTCAAGGAACAACAGGCAGTCAAGGAACAACAGGAGCACAAGGAACAACAGGAGCACAAGGAACAACAGGTACTCAAGGAGCAACAGGTAGTCAAGGAACAACAGGTAGTCAAGGAACAACAGGTAGTCAAGGAACAACAGGTACTCAAGGAACAACGGGTAGTCAAGGAGCAACAGGTAGTCAAGGAGCACAAGGAACAACAGGAGCACAAGGAACAACAGGTACTCAAGGAACAACAGGCAGTCAAGGAGCAAGAGGTAGTCAAGGAACAACGGGTAGTCAAGGCGCAACAGGCAGTCAAGGAGCAACAGGAGCACAAGGAACAACGGGAGCACAAGGTATACAGGGAGCAAATGGAGCGGCAGCATCTTTAACTGCAGGTTCTGTAATAAATCCTATAATCGCAGATGGAGCAGTTTCTATAGAAAAGTTTGATTCAGCTCTTTCAGATTCATTAGAACAATTTTCTGACGCACTTACATCACTCGAAGACACGAAAGCAAATCTTGCTTCTCCTACATTTACTGGAACTGCTAATTTGCCAACTACAATAATAACAGGACATTGTGTTCCTTCAGTTGGTAATACTTATTTATTAGGTGGTTCAAGTTATTTTTGGAACGCTATTTATGGTATCACACTTCATTTCTTTTTTGTAGTTCAATATAGTGATGACCGATTAAAGCATAATGAAGCTGTTATTATAAATGGATTAGACATTGTTGATAAACTAACTCCAAAGTTTTATCAAAAAACATTAGAAATGTTAGATGCTGATTATAATGGAGATTTAAGTGGACTTACTTGGAATTATGAAGCAGGTGTAATAGCTCAAGAAGTATTACAAATTCCTGACTTAAGTTTTTGTGTTAGTGGTGGAGATTATTATGATGAAAACAATAATTTAATAAAAGAACCATATAGTGTAAATTATAATAATATTTTTGTATATGGACTTGCTGCTATAAAAGAATTACATACAAAAGTAAAAGCACAAGAAACAATTATAAATAGTTTAATAGCAAGAATAGAATCACTAGAAAATAGCTCTCAAAATTAGCTTGGCACTACAATCCATTCCAATCCAATCCAATCCAATCCAAATATTATTAATATATAAAAAATATACAACTATATATTAATAATACAAAAACTTAGAACATCACTTTCTCTTACTTAATCGGCTTTTACCCACTTTTGTCTTAGTAAATTTATATTTAATAGTTTTTTTAAACCCCTCTTTTGGAATATATCTAAAAAAGTTCATATTATAAAGTCTGGATTTGCGCGAAAGTTCATTGCTTTTAACTTTATCGTATATTTTCACCTTTTCTTCGCGTATATCTTCTAATGTTTGTTGTTTGCCATAGCACGTTACACTAAATCGCTTTAACAACCCTCTTTGTTCCAGACGATTTTTGATTTGAACTTTAAACAAATATTCAGAAAGACACAATAGTCGGTTTTCATCATAATAAGGTCTATTTGCATAAATAAAAATCAAGTAAAAACTCAAAATAGTGTCAATAGAGGCAACTTTGATTTTGCGCCCTTGTAGACTAATAATATTATAACTATGACAAGCAACTGTTTTGTAAATAAACGCAATTGCATCATTATTAACAATTATTTCATAATGGTCGTCTACATATTCACCAATAGGCTTCTTTTTTCTAATAACAACATTTTTAAAGCCTTCATAATTAAGTTGTTCTTTTAATATTAGCGCACTTGACATAGGATTTTCGCTCAACATATCAAAATCAGGAATAGTATTGACTTGTGCGCGTTCTTTTTTGGGCATATATTGACTATAAAGTGACGCAGCATAACCACCAAAAAACACTAATCCTTGATTAATAAATGATGTTTTACAAACTTCATAAAGTTTGTCTCGGTCGCTGTCTGAACCATCATAATCTCTCTGAAATTTTATAGATTTACAAAGCTCTCCTTTTAAAGGATAATTTTTGTTTAATAAAGTAATGCGTTTCAATATTTTTTCCCACCGTGTTACATCGCCCATAGGTCTTGATAATTCAACATACATAGCCATACGCAAATAGTTAGGAGGGCAATAATTTATAGCATTTATTTTAATAGCTTTTTTGAATAAGTTTTTGAACAATGTTTTGTCTAAATAGGTTATGTCAGCAATAGGAATAAAATTAACAAACACTTTATATGTTCCAGCGTGAACTGATGATTTTGCCTCTACTTCCTCATAACCAGCTTTATAATATATATTTGTTAACTTTGTCGCATATTCCATTGCTAATGGCGTAAAAAAATCATAGTCAGGTATTTCAATATCTTTGTTATAAAATCGGTCTTGTTCTGGTAATATATTATTTACAGCTGTACCACCATAACATAGGGTATTATGTGTTCTTAAAAAGTCTTCTAATATTTCTATTATTTTTTTTATAGTATCAGATTGAACTAATTTTTTCCCTACTTCATAAGTAGCGCTATCAATAGCATTTCGTAATATTTTTAATTCTTTTTCTTCAAAAGATTTCATAATAAATTATATAATATATTATATAATATAATGTGTTATTATAATATTTTTCCATAAAATAGAAAATAGAAAATAGAAAATTCTATTCTATATTAATCCTGTGATAAACGAGCTTGTAACGTACTATCAAGATCTGCATCTGCTATTGGTGTATGACTTGTAAAAGGAATAATAGGAAAACTACTTGGAACATTCGCAATCAAATGATTAGGTTTTAAAATCCACGAATAGTTTCCTTTATTTGTAAATTGTGCTATATAACTTTCTAAATTTGCGTCTTTGGTTTGATATTTCATAGCTATAGCATTACAACCGAAACCATATGCTGACGCAAACTCATTGTTATTTACAGAATTATTCAAATTAGGCAATACAATAGCAAAACTTCTTTTTGTTTCATCTATGAACTGAGCTGTTTTTCCCGCAATTTCAGTATATCTATAGGTTTTACAATATTCACTTTTTCCCTTTAAATTAATATATGTTTTCAATTTTGCTAATACATTATTTGTTTCTATTATATTATTTGATGGATAAAAATCACATATAACAATAATTGTTTTATATAGATCTCTCATTTGGACATTTAATATTGATCCATTCGTATAATTATGTTGTTTCATTATGCGAAAAGTGTTACTATCCGAAGTAGCTAGATCTAAGTATTGTTCAAATAGTGCACCCAATTTTTCTAACATTGTCAAATTTGTGCTCATAACCCGAAAATTTAAAATCAAAGGATCGCGACTACAATTGGTATGAATAGCATCAAACGCTCGTGTTGTAACACTACTTAATACATCACCTAAATCTAAAGAGTTATATGTTTCTTTTATAAAGTTGCTATTTGCAGTGGAGGAAGCTACTATTGGTTTATTATTATATGAATAAATTTCAAAATCTAAAAATCGACATCCATTAGAAATCGTTTTTTCTAAAGCACATAAATTAACAAAATTATTTTTATAGCCATCACCACAACAACAATTATAAGCACTTTTAACATAATAATTTTTAAATATTGAATTAGATATATCAAATTTAGTTGTAGTTAGATCCGTTGCGCTACTTGCTTCTACAGTATTAGCACTTGTAAAATAGGATTTTCCAATATTAGACCTATAATATTTCTCTAATTTATCACATGTTCGTTGTTCTAATGCTAATCTATCATATATCCAACCAAATAATATTAACAATATTAAAATTACAATACTAATTGTCATATACAAATATAGTGATGGAGTACTATTGTTAGAGTCACTTCCAAAATAATCTTTAAAAAACTTGTTGAACTCTTTAAAAAAACTACCTTTTTTATCTTTTTCCTCCATATTTATATATTAAAACATTTAATTTTAACTAAAATACTTTAGTAGTTTATTAATTAACTAATTTAACTAATTAACTAATTAACTAATTACTTTAATATTAGTATAAAATTATTATAGTATATAAATTATTAGACTATGGCGGGTGGACTATTAAACTTAATAGCTATTGGCGACCAAAATGTTATGTTGACAGGTAATCCTACTAAAAGTTTCTTTAAATCCACATATTCAAAATATACTAATTTTGGATTACAAAAATTTAGGATAGACCAAGTTGGACAAAAAGAATTGGAAGTTTCAAAATCGACAACTTTCAGTTTTAAAATAGGACGGTATGGTGACTTATTGATGGATACTTATTTAGTGCTAAAATTACCAGCAATATGGAGCCCAGTTTACTACTATAATAAATATAGAGATATTAGTGCTGTTTATAGACCATACGAATTTAAATGGATTAAGCATATTGGATGTCAATTAATGGAAGAAGTTAAAATAATGATTGATGGAATAACTATTCAAAAATTTAGCGGTACTTATTTGCAAAATGTTGTTGAGCGTGATTTTGATTCTCATAAAAAAGAGTTATTTGATATTATGACAGGAAATATTAGTGAACTAAATGATCCGGCTAATTTCAATAATCGAAACAACAATTATCCTAATGCATTTAATATAAATGGAACAAACACTGATATTAGCGGGATTGAACCATCTATAAGAGAATATAATTTATATATACCAATTAACAGCTGGTTTACAATGTCGTCTTTTATGTCATTTCCATTAATATGCTTACAATACAGTAATTTGGTTATTGATTTTAAATTGCGACCGTTAGAAGAGTTGTTTACTATTAAAGATGTATTATACGATATGAGTGTAAATACTTACAAAATAACTAACTATAATAATATTCCTCAAATACACCCACTTCAAACAACATTAGAATATCAATTTAATCGATTTATAAATCCGCCGCCATACAGAGATATATCTGGAGACAGTTATATTAATTTGACAAATAGAATAAATAGTAATATACATTTGCTATGTACTCAATGTTTTCTTGATAATGCCGAGCGAGAAATGTTTGCCAAAAATAGTCAAAATTATTTAATTAAAGAGGTCAAAGAATATAGTTTTAAAGAAGTTATTAAGACTAATAAAATTAAATTAGAATCAAATGGATTAATTAGTAGTTGGATGTGGTATTTTCAAAGAAGTGATGTTGAGGAGCGCAATGAATGGTCTAATTATACTAATTGGCCTTATGAAAATAGTATTCCAAATGATTTGAAAAAAGTCACAACACCAGACTTATATTATATATATTATAGTCCTCATTTTACTTATAATATTGGTGATATTTCCAAAAATATTTATTATACGGGGTATAGTCCAACTGTTTATGAACAAACTAATGTATGTGAGATTATGAAAAATTTTGGTATAATATGTGACGGCAAATATAGAGAACAAACATTTGATAGTAGCGTATTTAGCAGAATAGAAAAATATAATAAGTCAAATGGATCTAATTCAAAAGTTGGTTTATATTATTACAATTTTGCTTTAACAACAGACCCTTATAAATTACAACCAAATGGTGCGTTTAATACAAATAAATTTAAAACGATCGAATTTGAATATAATAATTTTGCTAATCCACCAATAGATAGCAGTAATGTGGAGTTTACAACTATTTGTGACCCAGAAACAAACGCAATAATAGCAACGTCAAAAGACCCTACAAACATTTATAAATATTATTATAATTTGTATATAATGGAAGAAAAATACAATTTATTAATTTTTCAAAATGGGTTTGGTGGGCTGTTATATAATAGCTAAATCTATGTATTATAACTTGTTATAGGTTATAACAATAGCTTATACTAATTTAATTTTTGGAACTTTTCGTGTCCTATTATTTTTCGCTTTAAGCGCTAATTTTAGTGCCTTTGAATTTGATGAACAACCACGTTCCAATATTTTATAATCTATTGCCGCTGCTTTGCCTCCACTAATAGCACTTGCTAAGCGTGCATAACCCCAACTATGTGCGCTTTGATTTGGACGTGACCCAGAAGAATAATATGCGCCGCGACCCTTTTTAACAATTTGTAATAAGGCATTTTTAGAACAACCTGTTGCATTTACTAAGTCAGAATTTATTGCTATATTTTTTAGTTTATACAACTTTTGCGCTTTTGCTATATGAGCCGATTTTTTGGATTTATATGAGTCAACATTTTTTCGTGTTAAATAGCGCTTCTTTTTATATGCGTTACGCGATGCTTTTAATTGTTTAATTTGTAGTTTTTTATCTTTCAAATTAAGACGATGAGGTAAGTATTTAATAGGTATATTTATCATTTTTTATATTACTATTATACTATAATACTATAATATTTATTATATATAAAAATATTATAATATGAAAGAAAAAATCATAAAATTTGAAAAAGGACCGCCTGGAAAAAAATACACAGCATATATCCAAAATAAGACAACCCAAAAAATACGCAAAATACATTTTGGAGCATCAGATTATCAACAATATAAAGATAGAACTCCGCTTAAATATTATTCGCATAAAAATCATAATGATAGAAAACGAATGCGCAATTATTTTAATAGACATTCTGGAACCAAAAAAAGAGGTGAAGCAATTAGTTTAGAAAAAAGAAAATCACAAGGCTATTATAATGCTAAAATTTTGAGCCATGTATATTTATGGTGAAATTATGGAATATAATTATAACAAAAATCATAATCAGTTGTTTTCATTATATATACTAATACGTAAAAAGGGGGCATATTATTGTGTGGACGTCCTATACCAACACTACTTGTAATACCATTAGTAAAAACATTATTAAAATCGCCTATAAAAATAGCGGTACTCCCCGTCGTCCCGCCATCCCTACTATAATTATAATTATGATTATGAGATGGTATATTGTTAATATTCAAAGTTACATTTTCCTCACCACCAGACACATTGATTGCTCTAGGAGTTAATCTATTAATGCCGTTACTTCCAACACTTGTGTGTGGGTAATAGACTATAACAATACCTGAACCACCACTACCTGGAGCACCTGTATTAGAAAAATACACACCACCACCACCACCACCAGTATTAGGACCACCGTTCCCACCTTGTCCTATGCCACCATTCCCACCAGGATTGATTCCTTCCAATCCGCCGGCACCTACTGAGGCGGGGTCATATCCTGATCCTGAAGTTAAGCTGATATAGCCTCCGCCACCGCCACCACCACCCTTGCCACCGTTTGTCTGGGGTACACCGGCTGCAAAGGCACCGCCACCATCGCCACCCATAAAATAAGTACTATTAAATATATTTAAACCTGTCCCATTAGATACAACGACTCCAGTCAGATTTGTAGAGCCCCCATTTGCAGTTATATTATCAAATGAACTTGTTTGACCAGCATTATTTGGCTGACCTCCGGGACCAACAGTAATAGTATAAGGGGTGTTTTTTGAAACAATGTGGTCTGTTCGAACCGTTACACTTCCACCTCTACCTCCTGTATTTAAGGTATTAACGCTATTAGAGCCGTTACTGCCACCACCTCCACCTCCAACAACTATTAGATTAACGCTACTGATATGTGTAGGGATAAAAGTTCCATTAGTCAAGAACGTATGATATATAAATGAATTATCTGATGTAATTATACCTCCTGTTCCACCTGCTTTGATATCTCCACCCAATATAAATTTACCTCTTAAATCTGGTGTATTATTAGAACCATCACAAAGAGCCCATCCCGGTGGTGCTGGAGTACTATAATAAGCCATAATTACTCCATATGGAATAGCATTTTTAATATGTTGTGTAGTTGCTAGTCTTACACCATTAATAGTAATAGCATTAGTGTTTGAATTAGTAGCTGTAATAATATTAATAATATTAGAACTAGAATTAGCATTAAGATTAATTGTAATAGCACTCCCACTTATTGTGTTAGCAAGTATTAGCCCCTTGCTAATATCTAATGTAGAACTTATTTCAATGTTATTAGCCTTAATGAGACCTCTACTAATGTCTAATGTAGAACTTATATCAATGTTATTAGCCCTAATGCGACCCCTACTAATATCCAATACAGAACTTACATCAATGTAATTGGCAAATATGCGACCTCTACTAATGTCTAATGTAGAACTTATATCAATAAAATTGGCAAATATACGACCCCTACTAATATCCAATACAGAACTTATATCAATGTTATTAGCCTTAATGCGACCTCTACTAATGTCTAATGTAGAACTTATATCAATGTTATTAGCCTTAATGCGACCCCTGCTAATATCTAGCGTAGAACTTATTTCAATATTTGAAACGCTTACATCATTTATATATGCGTTTCCCCATGCTTTATTAGAAAGACCAATACTTCCTTTATTAGGGACTAGTGGATTTAAATTGATGCTTATATCAATAGATGAAACGCTTATATCATTTATATATGCGTTTCCCCATGCTCTATTAAAAAGGCCGATAGTTCCTTTATTAGGAACAAGCGGATTTAAATTGACGCTTATGTCAATAGACGAAACGCTTACATCATTTATATATGCGTTTCCCCATGCTTTATTAACAAGACCAATACTTCCTTTATTAGGGACTAGTGGATTTAAATTGATGCTTATATCAATAGATGAAACGCTTATATCATTTATATATGCGTTTCCCCATGCTCTATTAAAAAGGCCGATAGTTCCTTTA